TGAAAAAAGACAACCGTATGAAAGGTGCTTTATCTAACGTTAACCATTGGGATACTTGGTATACCTGTATGGCTGAAAAAGAAATGCTAAGAGTTATAGATGGAGATTGTCATACTGCCATTGGCGTTCTATCATACATTGAAAATGATACATTACACATGGTTGCGAAAAACTTTGAAACTGAAAAGTTATCAATTCACCACGGACCTAAAACAGAATACATAATGATTGGTTCTGAAGTAGGACTAAAATTATTATGAAAAAAGAAACATTACAAATCCACAAAGAAGTAGCAACTCAAGTTAGTACAGGTTTAGCAATCAACTATCCCCTTAACCTAACATTACTTTATATACTGATAGAACTATATGGAGTAACTAACCCTCTTGTAATAGGCACCACAATCACTCTAATAATGACTGTTATTGCATATACCCGAATCTTTATTCTAAGATCATACTTCAGTAAAAAATACAAAACAAAATCTTAAGACAAAAAAAGGGACCCCGAAGGATCCCTCAAAAGATGTCTAATTAAAATTAGATTCTTATTATTTTATCAAGTGTTTAGAACAAGTTAGCAATTGTAACTTTTCTGTAATACACGTTGCTGTTAGCAGTAAGTGCACCAGAACCTTGAGCAGCTCCATTTGCGAATGGATTAGATACCATACCATAACGGGTTTTGAAACCAATTTTTGGTTGGAAGCTATTCTCACCAACAGCACGAACCATTTGTAATGGAACGTATGGGCAATAGAATAAACCTGCGTCGAATGCAGATGAACCCTTATAACCAACTACTAGGTAGTTAGCGCCTGCGAATGGATCAACATAAACACGGAATCTTCCGTTAAGAACACCAGCAAAAGTATTGCCACTGTCATCAACTTCTAGAGTGTTGCTGTTAAGTGCAGGAGTGTAATCCAAAACACCAGCCATTTGTAAAGCAGAGGCTACGTCAGAAGAACAGATAACCAAGTTACCTTTACCACGACGAGTTGCTTTAGCAATTGCGTTAGCTTCTTGCTCGATTTGGAACATTAGACCTTTGAACTTCTCAACAGACCAACGACCGTTTGCATCAACATCCAGATCAAAAGTACCTGGGGTTGCAGCACCAGCAGCACCAGCGATAGCAACTGCATGGATTGTTCTAATAACTTCACGATTGATTTCCGAAAGGATTTCAGTTTGAAGAATATTAGCCAATTCAGTTTCAGCGTCTAGGCCGTGAACAGCTTTAAGATCCTGAGCAAGCTCAGTAGTGTATTCTGCTTTTAAAGCACGAGTCTTAGCAGATACAGTTACTTTCTCAATTGAGAAGGCCATTTCTGCGTAGTTAGTTCCACCACCGTCGCCTAAGGCTTCAGCAGCTCCAGTTGCCATACCAGCACCAGTAGTAGCAGCTCCGCCAACAGCAGGAAGGCCGTTTGCGTGAGTACCAGCACCAGAATAGTCAGTATCGCTTTCAGCATAAAATGCTTCAGCACCGGCTTGAGTACCATATCTTGCGCGCATTGCGAAGATTAGTCCTGTAGGACCAGTCATAGGCTGAACACCACAGATGTCATATGCAATCATGTTAGGAACCGCACGTCTTACCAATGAGATAAGAATCGGATCGTAACCAGCAACAGGACCTGCTGCAGTTGACGCACCACTATAACCGCCAGTTCCGGCAGCGTTAGATGGGGCTTCTGACAATAGTGAAGTCATGTTTGCAGAAAGATCACCAGTTTCAGCTAGTGCGCGTTCTGTGTTCTCAAGGATAGTAGCAGTAACTGCTTTCCTATGAGAATCCTTAATTGGTGAAAAAGATTCGTGCCCTAGAATTGGCTCCCACTTTTCCACTAGTCTTGTATAGTTATCCATTATGGATCTCCTTTTTATATTTAATTAAAATTAAGTTAAATAAACCAAATAATTAATTATTCTTTACTTCTTAGTGTTGAAAGCTTCAACTAGAGAATTGATAGAGGCGTAATCAGAAGATGGTTTAATTACTTCCTGTTCCTCTAGAATAATTTCGTCAGACTCAGATTGAACATCATGTTTTTCAACAAGAGGCTTATCACTGAAGAATGACTCCTTGATTACTGATAGATTCTCTGCATATGCATCAAGATCTACAACGTCAAGCTTTTCAGACAATACTTTCAAACGTTCTACCTGGTTTGCAGATAGTCCTTCTGATAGTTCGTCAAATTTTTGTCCTGCTTTGAAAGTGGCAATTTCTTTTTGTAATTCGATATTCTCGTTTACAAGATCATTGGCTTTCCCTTCCAACTCAGTTACATTTGTTTCTAAGTTTGCGACAACATCAACTGATTCTTCAGAAACAGTTACATTGTGTTCAACAAACAAGTTCTTAAGACCTGTCATTAATGATTCAGCCATCTCAACCTTAATACCGGATTCGATTGCGATCTCATTCTCTGACATCCACTCTGAAACAACGTAATCTAAATACTTATCAACATTTTCAGTAATAGTATCTAATTTCTCAGTTACTGCTTCTTCAAGTGATTCGTCTAAAGACTTTGTTAATTCTTCGCGAATTGACTCAGTTCTTTTGTTAACTTCTTCGTTTAACGCGGCTTCAAATACAAGACTAATCTTGCCTTTGAATTCTTCCGATAAATCTTCGCCTGCGATGATAGATTCGATTGAAGATTCAATAACTACTTCTTCGATAGTTTCTACTTCTTCAACTTCAACTTCTTCAGTTGCTGGTGTTTTAACTTTCTCTCCAGCTCCTTTAGGCTCATCAGTTTTGGTTTTCTTTAGCTTATCCTTTTTGCCTTCACCACCTTCTGGGGCTACTGCATCAGGTACACTAGAGACGCCATCATCAGATACGAATGCTTCGTTATTTACGTCTGACATAATTTTCTCCTTTTTTTAATTTGTTTTTCTACAAATAATAATTTTTTGTATTCGACTGTTTTATTTATAAAAGATTAATTTTTCAAAGTACGGATAAATGCCTGGAACATTCCAGCGGCCGCAGCTTCGTCGATTGTCTTCGTTACAGTCCTATATTGTTTTTCTACCTTCTGCTGGATTTCTTCGACCATTTGAGTGGCTCTCCAATTTCCAGAAGCAATATCGTAGTAATACTCTACGTTCTCCATGATTCCATTTACGAACGCATTTGGTGCAGAAGGGTCAGTAACAATATCAACAGTAGAAAGGTGAAAGTCTTTTTGAACTTCCATCACTCCGCCTCTACCTGCCTTGACTGAACCAAGACCACGTGTCGAAACACCGATCTTAACGCCTTCATCTAATAGGCTTTTAACAATTTCCCCCATAGGTGTTGATAAGATTTTAGCCTTACCATAAAAATCGTTATCTTCGCGTCTCATCTCTGTAATTAGATGTGAAACACGATCTCCGTTGATCTGAGGACCATCAGGATGACCTAATTCTCCAAGAGCACGTTTAGTTTCAATGAATTCTTTGTTATAGCGATTCATTTCGTTTTCTAAAGTGGCACTCGGATAAATTCTTCCATTGCGATTTTTTAGATCGCCTTGCATGAAGATTCCTTCAATAAAGTAATTCTTTTTACCGTCTTCTTTAGCTTCGGTAATTACTTCTACGGAATCGTCTCTATATTCTGTTATTAAATTCATAATAGTTTCCTTTATGTGTAGTGGGCAACGCCAACCATTAATACTGCGGTAGCTGCGGTTAAGGTATCTGTTGAATCTTTCTTAACAAATGATTGCCCAGAACTTGCAGTAAATGTACCAAGAACATCTCCACCAACATTCTTATGAGTAATAAGTATACCTGCAGCAGTTGCGTTAAATAATCTAACGAGAGTTGCTGTACCAATATTATTAGCAGTTGTTACAGAAGCTTCAGTACCTTTAACTTTAATTATACTAGGCATTACGCGTTCTCCTTCGCAAACTCAAGGATTTCACTATAGCCTGCTTCGTCAGCAACTAATACACTATACATTTCTTTCGTATTTGTTTCTGTTAGTTCACTGAACATTTTATTTAAAACAGTTGCATCGGCTTCTGATACTTCTATTACTGTTTCACTTTGTAATTCAAATGATCCTGCTTCAATTGATTCGTAAGACATTGGAGCTTTATACATCTTTGAAGCTGATAGAGGTTTACTGTTAACCATTTGATCGCCTTTAGAATAAGCATATAATGATTTAACATTACTGAATACTTCAGCTAATTTATTCTGCCACCATTCTTCAGGATCTTGTCCTTCAGATTTAAGGTAATCACCAATCTCTTCAGAAGCATAAGTAATGAAGTGTAATTGTTTCTGCATCATTGGAATTTCTTGCTGGGGACTTTCAAGCAATTCTTCCTCTGTTGAAACTTTACTTAACATTTCTTTAAATGTCATTGATAGAGTTTTACCATTACTGTCTTTAATAGTAACTTGTGTTGGAGAAGGTTTAGGCTTCTTAATTGCTTTAGCTTCAGGTTCTAAAGAATCCTTATTATCTTTCGCATCAACTTTATCTTCTTTAGTTGTTGCTTTCTTAACAGGTTTCTTTTCGGCGGTTAAACTATCTGAACAACCACCTTCTTTAACGGCTTCGATTTTGTTATTACAGCAAGAACATGTTTTGCCAATCTCTGATGCTTCATGCTTTCCAGCACAATGACCACAGTCAGGACCACAGCCACAAGAAGCTTCCATGGCTTCTTCCATTTCTTCGCCGTCGTCTTTCTTATCGTCTTTCTTTTTATTGACTCCAAGAATTTCAGTAATTGATTTTTTAACAATATTACTATCTTCAGCAACTTGTTTGCCAGCGCCTGCACGTTGAGGTAATGTATTATCTACTTTAGTTTTATACGCTTTGTCGTAATCAGCTTCATCATTAACCTTATCAGCTGGACGTTTGCCGTCCGTGATACCAGGTATCTCTCCGCTGAAAACGTGGTCAGGTGCAACAGGATGAGGGATTACCTCAATTGTATGTTGATCCTTAAAGCGCTTTTCTTCAGGAGCCACTGGTTGGGCTACCTCTGAAACAAGATCTTTAAAATTTTTCATGTTTAGTCCCTAATTTAATATTCTTCTGTACTTTTATTTATATCTTTAAAAGGCATCGTCTGTAGTATGACCACCAGCAGCGGTTTCCTCTGCAATCTGGTCTTCCATAGTCTGCTGCTGTTCTTCTGTCATTTGAAGTACGTTAGCAGTAATCCACTGATGAGAGAAATACTTACCTGTATAATCAGATATATCTCTAAGAGTATTTAATCGTTCTCTCAAAATCTCAGATTCTTTCAACTCTTCAAAGTAATTATCCTTAACAAAGTCATAACGAATATCATTTTTAATTTCGTTAAACTCTTCAGGTGTCAAAATACCTTTGAGTACCAATTGCTTCTCAAGTACCATACTGAATACCCAAGAAAAGCGATTACGGATCCTTCTAATAAATTTTCCAAACTTTAGTTCATCACGAGTAATCTCAGATGTTCTACCAAAGCTTGCCATGGCTTCTGGTTCTAAACGAGATAAGGGTACTTTCAACGCTTTAAATAATTTTCGTTGAAAATACTCTAAGTTTTCGTTACTACTCAGTCCTGGTGCGTTACCGCCGGCTAATGTATCAACCTCAGTTGATTTTTCACCACCACGACGAGGGAACCAAAAATCCTCTGTCATTGTTAGCATTTTTCTCGAATCAGTAATCTGTCCTGACTCTGAGTTATACTGTAACTTGTTCTTGTGTCGAGCCATCATATCACGTAGATATTGTTCTGCCTTATTCTTTGGCAAGTTACCTACATCAATATAAAAAATTCTTCTTTCTGGTGCTCTTGTTAACGTATAAATTATAACAGCATCTTCTAACATTCTTAACTGGTTTAAAGCTTTACTTGCTGGATGTAAATGAGATAGTACTAAACTATTGTTCTCATTCATTAATCCTGAAGTAACTCGAGCAATTGCATCTTTCGAGATCTTAATTCCCGATGTACTGCTTGCCGGAGCACTACTGCCTCCAGTTGTTGTATTCTGAAACCCTGACTCTGAGTACATATAATACTCATTCTTAATCTTCTTAACAGGTATTCCTGAATGCGGATCCTTTTGTTTCTTGTCAACTTCTCGTATTAACTTTAACTTACGAGGATCAACGTACCTTAATTCAATTACACCCTTCTTAACATCTTCAGGGTCAATTATAATATGATAGTTTAATCT